TTCAAGTCTTGCTGCTTGTAAATGATGTTCCATACCTTCTTTCACTTTCTGTTTTTCAGTTTTCTTAGCAAAAGGATTTACGCCCTTCTGCGGCTTGCCGCCTTTCTTATCAGCGACTGCTTTTTTCATTGGCTCTTTCTTGTCACCGTCTTTGTCCATGTCTAAGAAATCTGGCTTTGCACCTTCTGATAATTTCTTTTTACAATCAGCTACCATCTGTTTCAATTCTTTCTGGTCGCAATCAGGATGCATTTTGCAAATCTCTGCTACACTCTTTCCATCTTGGCACATTTTTTTAACATGTGACATTGGTGGGCATTTCTTTTTGTCAGTTCCTTCTTTCTTAGCGAAAGGATTGACACCTTTCTTGCCTTCTAATACATCACGATTAGCTGTACTTAGTGGGCTTGATTGTGCAAAATATTGTGGGGCATCACCTTCTTTCATTTTCTGAAATTGTGAGCCTGCAATTTTTGTAGCAGCTTCTTTGCCGTACTTAGGTGTCAATTTACGAACTAATGCGTCAAAGCCTGTACTACCATTGTTGTGCTTACCTACATCACCTGCTTCAGCCATAGCACCAACTTGTGAACTTGCACCAGCAGCTGGCTTAGCACCTGGTACTGGTTGAGTAGTAGGACTAGAACCTGGCTTCTGCATTGACATAGTACCATTCTTAGCAGCTTGAACTACCGCAGGATCTTGAGTAGTGATTGCTGGCATGTTAGGATTAGCAGGATCTTTAATCATAAAAGCTGGCTTTGATGCTACTGCTTTTTGTTGTTGCTGTTGAGGAGTAGATGGCATCGGTTGTACGGCTAGTCCTGCTTCATTCAATGCATCATCTAATTGATTGAAATATTCTTTAAGACTATGTTTGACGCTAGGCTTGCCAGTTGCTTTAGGTGCTTTGCCCATTCCCATTGCTTTGCTTAATTCTGAACTATCATACGATTTAACTTCTCCCGCAGAATCAGCATTCTTCGGTGGACGACCTTTGCCGCGCTTTACAGCAGGAGCATCACTCATCTTAGATAGACTTGCACGACCAATTGGCTTGCCATATTGGTCTGTGACATCTTCTGAACCGTGTCTATTTCCATAACCGCCGGGGCCTGCTTTGTGAACAGTTGACTCACCTTCAGTCAATTGGTCAAATGATTTTAATATGTCTCTGATATCCATTTTCTTTTCCTTAACGGTTATATGCTGCGCCAGTCTTTGGCTTTGGTGGCATCTTGATAGTACTCATTGGACTCTTATCGCCCAACTTCTTATCATCTAAATATGGTTTGAACGGGTCAAACGAATCTTTTGTTCTTGTTCCTGCATATGGAATATCAATCTTAGAATCTTTAGCTTGATCTTTGATTGATTGAAGATATGAATCTCCATATGCTTTGCTTGCTTCTTTGGCATTTGGCTGTTCTTCTAATTCAGTATGATCTAATAATGGGCTATGACTCATTTCATTTTGATAACCTACCTGTTCACTATCGATGCTATCATCAAATTTAGAACTTATCATACGAACCATATTCACATTGTAACCACATAGTTGTGCGATTTGTTGTATCATTGGTTCTGTCGCTGGATATCTGAATTCAGCTTTGATGATGGTCACACTCTCGTTCTCTAAATTAGGGAAACCATATGGTGATTTCTGTATTGGAGTACTCTTTGGCTCACTGATTTCCACTGGGTCAAACTTGTTTAGATTGTATTTAAACATATCTATAAAGTTCTTGTCGATGGTGCCGGCAATTTTGATAGTATACTTGTAAGTTTGTATACTTTCAACAATGTAATGTTTTAGGCTTCGCATGTTTTATTCCTGTATGTATTATTTATCTTTTTAAGTGGATTTTGCTGCCAACATCTTAAGCAACTCGTTTCTGTCAAGTTCTCTACCTTCACCCAATGGTGTGGCTTCTATTTCTTTTTCTCTGCTTGCTTCTTTTTGATCCAATTGTGCTTTTTTTAATTGCAAATCAATCATCTTTAGCTTCTTATTTAGTTTAGCAGTTTTTGCTGTGATTGCATGACCAAGCATAGTTCCAGCAACATTGAATATCTCGCTAGCATATCTGCTGTCAACTTGCATCCCAAGATCCATCAAGTCTTTATAGCTATCTTGTGCCAATGTAGCAAGCCTATCCATCTCATCGTCAGCGGCTTCTAATCCACGTACTTGGGGTAATGCTTGTTCTATTTTTGATAGACTATCTAATGCTTCAGTAGTAATTTCTTGTGCATTATCTGGGGTTGGTTTTGCCAAGCTGTCTATATCGTCTTGGGGAAGTTCAAATAATTCTTCTAATTTTTTTGTCATAAAAGTATTTAGTTACTTTCGTGACCCATTTCTAAAAAGATCGTCTTCCGTAATTACACGAAAAGCAAAACCTTGCATTTTGCAATATGCAGTTGCTGCTTGCCACTTAGCATGATTTACAGCAACTACTGCCCTATCTCTAGCACTAGCAGTACGACTCTCTATCAGGCTTTGTTTTTTAGGTTTTATCTCTACAACTTCTGCTAGTTGTTTACCAAACTTGTTTTGATATACTACAAAGAAGTCTGGAATGTACATGTGCATCTTGCCATCCAGTGGACTACGATAAGGGATTGACATAGCTTCGCTAGCCCAGTGCGTCACGTTCTTATGTGTATCACAGAAGGTCATGAATGTTAGTTCCCATCCTGACCTATATTTTGGCTTATGCTTGCCTACATATTTTTCCGGGTGTTTGACAGTGTATATACCTTGTGCCCAGTTAGCCATGATTATTGCACGATATTTCGTGCTACTGATTGATTTGGTTTTGGTATAGCACTAGTACCATACAATGTTGTTTTATTCTTAAAACTGTTAAGATAGTACGCTAGTATTTGATTTATTTCCATATTTTTTTTACCTTTAAGTTGGTTTAATAAATCAAGTACGGGTATTTGAGTTTGTTGAGCAATTCTGAATAGTATGACGGTAAAATTATCAGCTATATTCACTGATTCACAAATAGAAGTAAAGTATGAATGTACGATATCGTACTCATTAGGATTAACAATGAGGTTGAAAGAATAAAACGAATCAAAAATTCTGATGGTTTTATCTATGGAGTTTGATTTACGATTGTCTATTACAGTTGCCATATTTTATTTATCAGTCAGTAGTTTGATTTCTATTTCTGCTATATTGTTGTTGAGCATAACTAGGAAGTTGATATCCTGCAGGATTTGTTCCTTGTGTACCTGCAGTACCTGCTTGTCGTGGACCTTGTTCTGCCAATGGTGACACTCCAGCTCTACCTAATATTGCAGTAGTTTGACCTGCACTTGGAAAATTGTGTATAAGATTTCTACTTGTTGGTTGTTCTACACCAGCAGATAGTCCAGCAACTGTTTCTGAAGGAGCCACATCCAACGGTCTAGTATTTTTAAAAGAATTATACGCAACTACACTAGGGTTGGTATTACCACTGCCATAACCATATCCTACTATTGATCCTGTACTACTAGTAATTGCACCACCTGCACTATCTACTAATCCGTTTGGTCCAGGAACTGGTTTGTTTGCACCCTTAGGTGTTGTAGTACTTAATTGTGTATCATAGTTCCCTCTATCACCAAAATTAGTAACTATACTACTTGGATCTTCTCCATCTAACGCACCTTCATTATAAATTACGGTCTCGTAATCAATTGACATTTGATTTTCCATAGTGCCTGTACCTTGAGCATAGTCATATGTATCATGTGTAAATCTAGTTATTATAGGATTTATCAAAGTATAAGCAGAAAATAAGTGTCTGTTAAATCCAAAGATAGTGATATTTTTAAAGAAAGGAATTTTAACTCCATCTAAATTTGGATTCTCGCCTATATAGCCCCAATCATTATTACCTGTGATAGAAGGTTTATATTGTGTTCTATCATTGTATCTAGCTTCAGTTGGGACTACTATTGTACCACCGCCGCCTATTGTTGGGGTGCTTGCTGCTCCGCGATTACCAGAAAATATTACTTCAGGTGTAGTACCATCAAAATAATAATAATTATAATATGCTTTCCACAAGGCTCTTATAGTTCCGCCCAAATTAGGCGTACCTAATCCTGAACCATTATCATCGTGAAATGTAACATCTATTGGATCGTATTTGATTTTTGTTTGTACAATTCTTTTACGATTGTACTGATTCATTATTGTAGTTTCAATATTATAACTAGGAAGTTTAACTGTTTTCACTAACACACTATAATTATTATCAATTGCATTTGGAAATGCTTCTGGATTTATTTTAAAGTAAACATGAAATAAATATTTAAATTTAGGAGTGTTTTGATAATTCCCGTTATCTCTAAATATTTTACTTGCATGAGTGTAATCACGCAGGGTAGCTTGTCCGGATGTGGTAGTGCCTGGTCTACGTGGGTAAGCACGTTGAATATTATTAGGTAAACTACCCTGATTAAAAGTATCAGCCATATTTAATAGCTAATAAAAATATTATAAGCTGCCGCCGATACCGGTAGCAATATCTCCAACAGTTCTACTAATAGCTTCACCTACCCCTACTAGCCCGCCGCCAGCAGATTGAATTGCATTATCATAACGTAATGTTAGTGCAATAGTTACAGCGTCACTTGTTGCATAGTTTAATGTGTTATAGTTAGCTGTTTGAATGAAACAACCATATAATTCCCAAGTTTCTAATACAACAGGGCCTGCAGTTCCGTTACCACCGTCTAATATTTCAATATTAGTTTGAAATTTATAATCTTGACCACTAGCTGCACTTGCTTGTTCAACAAAGTCCATTTGTTTCTGTAATTGTTGTCCTACTAATGCAGACACTGTACCTGATGCATCATCACGAATGTTAATAGCAAGAGTTTGCCATGTCGCTTTGCCTGCCAAATACATAGTTGAATTGTATACTGGTAAAGTTATTTCTTGGAATTGTACTTGCGGTCTAGCACAGTCGATAACTTGTTTAGTTAGACTTACTGTATCCCCAACGGTTCCAATATTTAAAAAATTTACTCTAAACCTAAATTGTAATTTAGGCATTAATAAGCCCTGATTGCCGCCGGCATTATCAGATGCTACTGTCATGTTGAACAATGATTGTGAGGCTGTTGCCATTTTATGTTTCTCCTGTTAATCTTATTTATCTTAAATCAAAGATAACCCCTTTCGGGGTCATCTTATAACGATTTTATTTCACCTGTGTTTAACACTCTAACTGGAATGTAGATGAATTCTGCTGCTTTGACTGGTTCAATTGCAACATCGACCCATAATTCATTTCTATCTATTCTTGCAGGAGTATTGTTGGACTCGTCACAAATTACAAGATAATCATATATGCCTCGTTTTGCAACTAAATCAACCATCAATGTTTGTATTACGGCTTGAATCTGATTACGTGTTAGTGCATCATTTGGTTCAAATACAAACGGTCTTGATGCTAATTCTAACTGCCTTCTAATGAAAGCAATCAATCTAGCAACGTTAGTTCTATCCAATGCGCTAGAACTATCAAAACTTGTTTTGTTGCCGTAATTTAACAATCCGATACCTGTAAAGAATACTAATGGATTGATAAAATTAATATACAATACATCACGAATTCCTAAACGTGTCTTGATAGTTATAAATTCACCTGTAGTACTATCTAAATATCCAATGTTTGTAGCATTGTCAATGTTACCTCTACGTGTGCCTGCTGCTGCTAACCAAGGATAAGCAATAGTGTCATTACGTAAGAAAGTACGCAACATCATATGACTTGCTGGAACTGCAACAATATTACCTGATAAGTCTGAAGTCAATCCACTCGGGTAGAATAGACCTAAGTAAGTATTACGTGTTACACAACCTTCTTCGCCTGTGCTTGTAGCACCTGCTGCATTAGTAGCCCACGCTTGAATTGCAGTTGCATCAGCTGGTAATCTCATTGGAGTATCACCTAAGATGTAAGCTGTCTCACCGCGATCTGCATTCAATACAACCATGTTAGGTTGTAATTCAGGATAGTTAGGTGTAGCCATCAAGTTAAAGAAGTTATCTTGATCACGCAAATCAGTATTGGTATCAATAGCTGAACGCAATGCTTTTACAACCATTTGACGTTGTGCTTTACGACCCATATATGGACTGCCATTACTTTGTAAACCACTTACACTTAACCATGTTGCAGTCTCTGTTGGCAACGCATCATCTGGATATTTTGCACCAGTAAAATAGTTTGATTGATACTCTTTAACATTGTATCCTGAACGGCGTGTGTTGAATAACAACATACCTGTAGGATATAGTGCAGGATCGGGAGCATCTAAATCTAAGTAATCACTAGTTAAAAGACTAGTGATTGTTGGGATAGGATCGTCAACTACATTAGTTACATCATTTGTTGCCCAACGTGCATCTGCAAATAATACACCAGTTGAACTAGTTTGATTACTGTTGTCAATCAATACCCACATATCTGATGAACTAACTGAATCATATTGCCAACGACTAATAACTGGGTAATTTTCTAATGCCTCAGCACTTGTGTCAATCCACAAATCACCGTACACTAGTGCAGTTTCGTCACTTTGAGTAGTTGGTTCCGTAGCACTAACTATAGGACCATTTGGATCTGTTGCATTTACGCCTGTAAATGAAGGGAAACCATTTGTATCGTAGTTTATGTTTTTGTAACCATTCCATTGACCATCAGCTTGAACCATGATATCAACTTCATCAACAACGCTATAGTACCATGGAGTTCCATTTGCTGGATTTGCTACTGGAGCAATTTCATTGATAGTATATGTCAACGGGGTCCAATTACTTAGTTGTGTAAAATAAACTGTATTTGCATTTCCAGATGACAATGTTACAGCAGTAACACCACCACTACCGTTTACTGTAGCGACTTCAACTACCAAATTATTGGCAGTAGTTGCTCCACCTAATAATGCACCACTTGCTGTTAAAAAATCTCCTACTGCATACCCTGTACCAGCTACTGTTACCCCGTTGCTGGTAAGTTCATATGAATCATATGCAATTGGGGAAACTCTGATTGTACAGCCTGACCCACCGCCACCTGTTGTAGCTATTCCAGTAAAACTAGTTGAAAACAGAGGTCCTGTTTTAGCAAAAGAAGTAGTGCCAGAAATAAATCCTGCTTGCGTTAAAATACCAGCACTTTGTCCTTTATTGGCACCAGTAGTTTGTATGTAATCATGTAATAGAATTTGTCCACCTTCAGTATGAGTTAATACTACTGCACCATCACTATTAACTTCAGCAGTAGTGTAGTCTATACCTTGTGCAGACCAAGCTGTTACGAAATCTGTAGGAGTGCAACTATCTGGAATAGTAACTTGATACTCAGTAGACAAAGTACTACTATTTGGAATACTTGTTGTTACATACAATAAAGCCGACCCTAAACTATAGTTTAAATTTATAATAAAATTAGTTTCAGTTCCTGTGCAAATCGTAGGACCAGCTGCTGATTTAATGAACATGCGTGTAGGTGAACTTATAAAAACTTGCGATCCAGTTATATTAGCTAAAGAGTTATATTGTCCGTAAATAGTTCCTGCTGGAACAGCTTGTCCACCAGTTGCATCTAAACTAGAATCAACATCCCAATCATGTTGTGCTAGACTAACTGTCTGCGCTGTCCAAGCAGCAGTTACTGCATTGTATTTTGATATTACAGGATTTAATCCCATACCGTTTGCACCAACTTTAATCCAAACTGAACCGGTTGGGTGAGGATATTGTTGACTGCTTGTCCACAATGGCATTTCCGCTGCAGTTCCATACTGAACTTGTGGTTGATAATAAGTCCCGTTATCTATTCCTAAATCATCTAGCACAGTACCTGTTCCTACATTAATTGCAAGAAATGGATTATTAGTAGAATACTGCATTGAATTTATATTCAATTTACCTGAAGTGCTACGTGCTTGGAGTGAGTAATAACCTAAATTATTAATAGCTGTTACAATACCGGCTACGTTATTATTAGGACTTGCAGGAACAGTGACGGTGATGTTGAATAATCCATTAAAACTTAAAATAAAAGTGTCACCAGCTGTTAGGGTTGGATTAGAAGTTGTTCCTTGAATTGTTGGCCAAGAACGCGCCCAGTTTCTAGAACCTAATGGAGTCCAAAAGTTGAATATAGTTTTATAGAAATATTGATTCCCATCCCCCATCTCTGGCCCGTAGTTAGGAATAACACAATAGTCACCTATATTTCCAATACTATCTGATGGGAATCCAGGAAATCCACTTGATAGATACGCTGTATCATTTATGATGATAGGAGTCTTTTCAGTAAAAGTACCAGTGGTAGCATTAAATTGATAAATGCCATACGTACTAGTAGTTATATTTTGCCAGTATTCATTAGCAGTTGGTGCACCAGATGGGCGAGCAACTGTTCCAACAAACGCTGCTAAATCAATATCTGCTCTTAAGGCATATACACGATTAGTAACACCAAGTGCTGAGTAAGCAGCTAATAAACCATATTCATTTAATTCGTAACCTTGAATAGGTGTTCCATTTGTTGTTGTATAGAAGAAAGGTACGCCATAGAAATCTGCCAAATCTTTTTGACTTGTGATTTGATATAATTTTCCTGCGTTAGCAGCAGTAGTACCAGCAGCTACACCAGTTCCAGAAGGATTTGATTTATTTTGTGCTGTTGCGAAAACTACTAGCGGTACTGAATTAGTTGCGGCTGGTAAATATTGACTTTGGTCAATGATTGTTACTTGTACGCCTGGAGATGTTAATGCCATTTTATTTTTCCTTTAGTAAAATTATGAGGTTTACAACCTGATTGCATACTATTATTTATGAATAAATTGAAAAAAGTCGGTATAACTAAACCTTCGAAGGTTAGGTTATAAATACATTATGCTATTACAACGCCCTATCTGCAAAAAATGTAACAAAAATCATGCTGCTATAAACTATAAGCGTGGGGAAGTCACACATTATAGAAGCATATGTGATGAGTGCGGGAGAAAAAAGAAAAAGCTAAAACCACTCAAAGCCAATTGGACTAAGAGTGGTTATAAGAAAAAAGCCACATGCGACTTGTGTGGTTTTAAAAGTCTATATTCATCGCAGATAACAGTGTTTCATATCGACGGAAACTTAGAACATATAGAACATACTAATCTACGCAGTATCTGTTTGAACTGCGTGGAAGTAGTTAAAAAGAAAGATGTTACTTGGCGTCGGGGTGACTTAGAGATTGGCTATTGACGATTCCTGCTATCTTAGCATACAATTCATCAATCGTACTATTATTTTCTACGATATGATCGTAGCTTAATCCTACACTACTATATTCGCTAGCATGAATTTTTAGTTTGTCTAACTTGGTCTTACTCACCGACCAGCTAGCATTCCCATTTGGTCCTTTATTATATGCAATCGCAGCATCGTACCATTTTGGGTCAACGCCACGCTTGACTCTAATTGCTATACCATTGGCATTTTTGATGGCAGCTACCTCATTATCAAACCTACAGTCTGTGATTACGATATCTTCTTTACTGTTTAACAGTTTATGCTCTACGCTAGCAACCCAGATATCATTGTGAAAGTGATTGCGACATACATCGGTACCCCAATATTGTAGCACCCATCTTGGTGTTATGTCCATTCCTAGACGATTGCTCCACCACTCATCTTTCTGTTCACGCCACACTCGGCTAGCTTTTGTCGTACCTTCTAAGTATTCTCGGTCCCAACCAAAGACACTTGCAACTGCATCTTTGAGACTGGCAGCAAAACTAACTCGTTTGAATCCATGATGTGTTGTGAGATAGTCAGCAATCGTGTCCTTGCCACTGGAAATCAATCCCGTAATTCCAATAATCATTTATTTTCCTTATGTTTACATTTATCACCATGCCACCTAGCATAATTCATACTGTCAACTTCTTTGTTACAATGATAACATTTTATTTTAGGAGCTGCAAGTTTTTCGGCACTTTTTTTCTTTCTCTGTTCTTCTGTGTGTTTCTTTCCAAAGAAACCATTTTTTTCACCTACATTAGCAACTTTCTTTTTAAGTTCAGACGCTAGTTCTTTACCATACAATTCTTCAAATGTTTTATTTTTATTGTGTGGTATTAATCCTTTTCTATTTTTTGATGCGCTATCTTTCCATGCTTGTGATTTTGGTCTAGCTGCTGCAAGTTTCATCAATAATAAGGAATCAGCCGAATGTTTTTTGTCCTTAAAGGTACCTTCTAATCCAGCGTCTTTTCTTTTTTTAGCGCGGGCTTTACCTGCTTGCTGATGTTTTTGTTTGGATTCTTCTGACATTTCGGTTTGTGATAGTTCTCTTGCCATCTCGGCATATCGTCTTCCAGTTAACCGCTTTCTATTCTGACCAATACCGTGTAGGGTAGACATTCCCATTATAGCCTTAAGTGCTTTGTGTTTAGCTGGTCCAGTGGTCATTTTTGGTAGTAATAGGTGACAAACAAAATGCTCGTGTTCTGTTAGAGGAACTATGTTAGAAGGGTCATTTGGATTACCTTCTAACCACCCTATAGAACCAGGTCTTTTTCTTTTTATAAAAAATGATTCAGGAATAATATGATGTTTTTCATTAGGTTCTATGTTGACCCTAAGTACAGCCCTATCTATTATGGCATAATACCATTTGGTATATTTATTTTTAAGAAAGATATCTGTTTTCATAATTATACTTATGCGAACAGGATAAGATAAATATGCTACTATATTACTATCTTAAAATACAAATGAGAATTAGTGCTAATCAGATTTAACTAACTTGATGCTAGATATTTGCTGCTGCGGGTAAAAACAAACGCCTTGCCTAAAACCATAATCTACGGAATACGGGGTATATATAACCCCGTCGTGTCCGGCCGCCTTTATTTTTGGAAGAGAGTCTCTAGCATAACCTTCAAACTCTACTTTCTGATCTAGTACGACATAAGGATTGTTCAAAGTTATCTTTATTTGATAAAGATATTTGCTCCAGTCCCATGAGTATCTATCATCACTGAAATAAAATGCATTTGTTGGTAGAATGCTTTTTATTTCAGAATTAGAAGAATGATAGGCAATAAAAGTAATTGGCTTCCCAAATTTAAAATTATCAAAATCAGTTTCAGCTAGTATCTCGACAAATCTCATATGAATTAACCTTGTACCCATGTTAAGGGCTGGGAAAAATCTACATATTTCTTCAATTCTTCAATCAGTAATTCCATTGCAGCTTTGCCTTCTGCTTTCATAGCAGTACCATTCAATGTTGTGCCACCACCTGGACCAGCGATGGTGCCAAACTTCTCACGGGCTTCACCGATCATGAGTTTAAGATTAGCTAAAATAAAGTCGCCAATCCACACACCAGCACCCGGATCTTGTAATAGTATTTCTTCTGTCTTTTGTACGTCAGCCCATATCAATACACGCTCGCCAGAGCCTTTAGGATCACGCACGATACGCAATACTTTGGACACTGGATTGAATGTATATGTTACATAACCACCGAACATCCTTGCTGCTAATTCAACATAACCTGCATAGAAGTCATATGTTGCCATACCACCTGCATAGTTATAGTTGAGAAGATATGTGTTTAAGATAGCACTACTGAACGGGTCAAAACTGCTGCTTGACGGTCCTGTTTCTAAACCAATTGTTCTACGAAAAATACTTCTTACATTAATAAACTCAGCGGGAAGAGTGTAAGTATCTACGTTCTTTTCAATAGTCATTAAAATATAAGATTCTTCCGTTGCGGCTTGTGCCCGTTGACGATAGACCTTGATAGCGTAGTTATACGCTGCCTCATAGTGCTGAGGATCCAATTCAATATCTATCATGCCGTCACCTAGACGGAATCTAAGATTAGTGAATAGTCCCTCTTTTAGTTCATCTAAGGTCAACCCTGAAGGGGTAGAAAGAGGGCTAGCGGTTGGATATGTTGACATAAGTGTTACCTAATAATACTATTTATCAGGTAACACTACGGTCCTAGTATTACAAGTCGCCGTCTTTGCGATTCTCGCTGTAAAATGCGTCAAACTGTCCACCGGGATAACGTGATTCTAACTTGCGTATATTCTCCGCAATCACTTCGTTAGGATCTAGGTTCAATGCACGACATGCATTGATCCAATACCACATGACATCGCCTAGTTCTCGCTTCATATGATAAACAGCGTCAGCATTCAGTGCTTTTCCTTGAAAAAGTATCTTTTTGGGCACTTCAATAAACTCACCACTTTCTGCGGCTAATCCAAAACACGCGGTTATCAATAACGGGATGTTAACATCAGGTCCATGTTTCAATTCACCGTCAACCACTTCATAGTTAGCATCCAATCGGTCGCAAGTGTCTATGAACGCAGTCAAACTAACACTAGGGTTACTGGTAACTGCCGCAACAAACTCTTGGTATTTATTTAAATCAATCTTCATACATAATCCTTAAACATTTCTTTTCTGCCTTTTTCACCTAAGGTAGCCTCAAAGATTTCATTTGTTCTCTGTAGCATAGCGCAGGCTAGCATTAGCATCTCATTCCTGTCATCAGTCAATTCTATTGATTTGTCGATCAGGACCATTATTTCATCCATTCGGACTTTTACGTGTTGTCTATCCATTGTATTACTTTCTTAATCAACAGGTTTCAGTTCAGGATTTAATTGTGCATCAACTTCCATTCTACTTTTCCCCATACGCACTTCATCAAAATAAACAATTTGCGTTGGCATTACATTGGGATGTTCTCTAGAAACAAAGCTACGATAGATGCCGTACTTCAAATAGAAATTATCAGGCCTAATTATCATTGGATTGTCAATAGTTCTTTCTAATTTACCATTAATGTATATCTCAAGAATTCCGTTCTCTTTGGTAGATTTGAAATGTACAACCACATCAGTCCACTTACCACGCAATGCATCTACAGTTGTTATTTTTTCAAATTCACCTTTGGTTACCAGTGTCGGTAAATTGCCGCTAAATCGATGATAAGTCGTACCAAAGGAATTTCCAATAGTTCTAATCTGCAATAAAGGGGGAGCAGTTATAGTACCTCCAATATCACGTGCCCGAACGCTACTTCTCTGATGAATTTGACCGATGGTGGTAGTCACTCTTTCTGCTGACTTGTAATCTTCTGGGATGTAAAAACTCCAACTAAACCAAATATCCGATTCGGGGTAGAAGTTGTTAAGTACTTTTATTTCAGACCTTTCCCGATCATTATCACAATCACTCCATCCTGGATCGTCATTACAATCACCTTTGCGTACCTCAAAGCGTTGTGCTTTCTCTCCTGCACGAACTGGCTCGGGTGATAAAACTTTTTTATAGCCCCAACTTTTTGTATTTAATGAACGCTCAACCGCAAGACCTCCGCAACCGCTGAGTTGCGCTATAATACTAAACAATATGCTATATTTAACAATTAGATTTTTCATATTAAAATGCTTTCAAAATAATCATGTTCTCATTAAATCTTCCGTTCGGTACTGCACCGACTGCTTTGATATCTTTGAAATACTTTCTTGCAGCAGGTTTGCTTCCCATCACTTCTTTGATTTGCTCACCGGGCTTGCGTAGTGTTTTCATTTCACTAGTATTTGCATCGAACCCTAGCAAGGTATTACCTTTAACACTGAACACTTTGCTGTACTCGTCAGCAATATAGTGATGCAATTTACGCTTACCCGTATCATAAACCCACGCCTCACTCGCACCGTGAAGTTTTGTAGGATGCACACTAACTAAATCAAGTTTGCTTGCAACATCCTTGAACAACTTCAAGTACTTCAGTTTAGCAACAATCTTCTCAACAGGGATTGCTTTGCGTTTACGTGGAGCCTTGCTTGCTTTCTTGATGCTGATGTAACTGTTCAAGTCACCTAGCACACCGTCAATGAATTTCAGAATGTTGCGAATTTGAATCTTACCTAAGAAAGCATAACCTTCTTTCAATGACTCGTCACCGTCACTTAGTCGCTGGAATTCATCTTGCTTGCGTTTCCATATTTCGACAATGAGTGGGATATGTTGCGGCATGACATTGTATTTTGCAACAATGTCAACTGTCTTTTCTGACGCCTTACCCTTAGTAACAAAATCGTCAATCATCCCTTCCATCTCACCAGCAGCATCTTTTGCTTTCTCACGCAATACTTCTTGAATGTTAGGGCGGGTAGATACAGTTTCTTCTTTTACAATACTAGTTTGACTAGTTTTTGTTTCGCTAGTAGTCAACGACTTTACCAATCGCTTGATGTCATTTTGCAATGTCAGTTCTTCATGCTCAGTCAATTCTAGACCGCGCATTGTCATGCGTCCAACCCAGCACAATGTTAGAAGGAATTCGCTTTCATGTACTTTTCTAAGTAGCTTGGCTTCATCTGTGCGTTTGTTGTAATCTAGATATTGGCACAATAATTCTTTTGCATCTTTTTTGCTATAGAATCTATTGTACCATGTGAAACTTCTAGCAAGCGCCGAGAATCGTTGTTCAGTATCGGGCTGAACTGGGAAGAAAGGTTCTTCACCCATGTATTTTGTATCAGCATCCCGGGGATTGAGTGCTTTGACAAACTGGTCTTCTGTGGGTTTTCTAGCCATTAATTACTCCTAAGTATCAATTGAATACACAGTATAACACAAATTTGATTTATTGTCAAATTTTTGGTAATAAGCATTGCCCTTATTTAACGATAAATAAGTGATAAGGTGAATTAAATATGCCCCGACTAAGCCTGTGGCGCCCCAATAAAACTAACGATTATAACTTTTTTGATAAAATTATATCAGAACAGTTCACTGCTGGCTCCACGGACCTGTACGTACATAAATACTTAGGTCCAACAAATCAAGGACCTTCTATAGATTATACCCAACCGGAGTATGATGTACTAGCACCAACTAATATACAAGATTTATTATTCTTAGAGAACAGAGATAGAACATACGAAACTAGCATCTACCGGTTGCGTGGGCATTATAATGTACAGAATTTAGACTTTGATTTAAGTCAGTTTGGATTGTTCTTAAACAATGATATCATATTCGTTACAGTTCATTACAATGACATGATTGATTTAATTGGAAGAAAACTAATGGTTGGTGATGTTATTGAATTGCCTCACTTGCTTGATTATAACCCATTAAAAGAAACTATACCAACTGCATTAAAACGTTTTATGCAGATTACTGATGCTAACTTTGCAAGTGAAGGTTTTAGTCCAACTTGGTTCCCTCACTTGTGGCGTATCAAGTGTGAACCACTAGTCGATAGTGAAGAATTCAGTCAGATATTAAGTGCCCCAATAGACCAAGACACATATCTTGGATTATGGGACAAAGCTAAAACTTATCCTGCTGGTTATGTAATTACCTTTGGTGACAAAAATTATAAATCATTAATTGATGTACCTGTTGGTATCACTCCTCCTAATCTAACATATTGGCAGTTAGACACTGCGGATAACCTTAAAGATATTCTTGCTACTTATAATAAAAACATTGAAATCAATAATGCAGCATTACAAGAAGCTGAAAGATTGTTACCTAAGTCAGGTTATAATAACAATAATTTATATATTGTACCTACATACGGTGAATACTCAAGTAATGATGTTTCATCTAATGCTATTAACAATCCTGCACCACCAGTGGGAGTTAACACTAACTCAGCAGGAGCACCTGCTGTAACTGGCACTGTTATGATGATGCGTAATGCAAAGTATAAAAATTCCAGTCCAGTTATTAAGATTTCTAAATCCACAATAAAAAATATTTGGGATCAAACTGCGGATATGGGATATGAAAAATTAAATGTATTTAACACAGTTAATTTAGAAGTATTAACTCTTGTTCCAGTTAGAACAGATACGAATTCAGGACCAGTCAGTGGTGATAGAATGCTAACAGTATATTCAATGGGTCAAATTACTGGTCCATATGGCACTGCTGATAACACTTATGCCACTGCTGACGCTAATCCAGAACTACCGGGATTCACTGGAACTATCAGTACACAAATGGATTGGAGAGCAGATTGTGATCCAGCATTCCAATTCATTGCACGTAGTAGTCCACGTAGTTTCGGTTATACTACAGGATATATGGATGGTAATGGAGAAGCACCAAACGGGTATCCAACAGGTGCAGGAATAAGTTTTCCACAAAATCCACAAGTTGGAGATTATTTCTTACGCATTGACTATTTCCCTCAATTATTATATCGTTGGGACGGTAAGCTATGGGTTAGAATTTCTCAAAACATCAGAACACAAACAGGATTCTCTGACGCTAACCAATCACAATTGTCTGGATTCATTAATAATAATGCTGAAACAAAACTTACAAATGGTACGTTTGTGCCACAACGTCAAGCATTGTCAACTATTTTAGGATTGACACCAGACACATTACCACCAGTAACTTAAAGAGTATATAATGGCAGAATTTTTTTATGATAATCAAATACGCAGATTTTTAATACAGTTTGCAAAAATATTTAGTAATTGGCAAGTTACTAAAGGCAAAGACCCTGCAGGTAATCCTATCATAGTTAGAGTACCTATTATGTATGGTGATAGCAGCAGACAAGCAGCCACTATCATTGCTAATAATAGTGCTAGTAATTTACCTAGCGCGCCATTAATAACTTATTACATTACTGCATTAGAGTACGATCAAAAAAGAACACAGGATCCTACCTTTGTTGATAAGATATCAGTTAGACAAAGAGCATATAATACTGAAACACAACAATATGAAACTACACAAGGACAAGCATTTAATGTTGAAAGACTAATGCCAGTGCCCTATACATTAAGAATGAATGTTGATTTTTGGACTACTAATTATAATCAAAAACTTGAATTAGTAGAACAATTAGGAACATTGTTTAATCCTGCATTAGAGATTCAGAGTACAGACAATTTTATTGACTGGACATCATTGAGTGTTGTATATCAAGATGGATTAACTTTCAGTAGTCGTGTTATTCCACAGGGAACAGGAAATCCCATTGATGTCCTAACATGGAAATTCTATATACCAATATGGTTGAGTACTGCTGCTAAACTTAAAAAGTTTGGTGTTATTGAGAAAATATTGCAAAGCATATTTACTGCTACAGCGTTGTCCGATATACAGAATGATGATTTATTAGTAGGTACTAGACAAAAAATTACTCCGTATGGATATAAAATATTGTTACTTGGTAATACATTGCAGATATTACCTCAAGCAGTTACATTTGATCCAAGTAATTTTAATTTAGACTTACCTGTAAACCCAAACACAGATATATATTGGTCAAGTGTATTAAATGTATACGGCGCTATCAAACCGGGCATCAGTCAAATATGGTTAGAGAATCCATATATGGACCATGAAATTGTGGGTAACATTGTTCCCAATCCAAATGATGATAGATTACTAATCTATAATATTGATCCAGATACATTACCACAGAATACATTAGATCCAGTTGATGGTGTTATCAACCCTCAACTAACAGGACCTAACTCAGGTTTACCGGGACCAGTTAACGGTCGTAGATACTTACTTGTTGATAATATAGGTTCACCGGGTGATAGTACAGTTGCTTGGGGAGACTTAGTAGCTTTTGCTAATGATATTGTAGAATACAGCACAGCCGATGCAGCTTGGTTTGTTAGTTTTGATAGTTTAGCCACTACCCCAGTTACGCTAGAATATGTAACCAATCTAAC